AATAATGATATATTTTTTCATATCATTGACGGAAACCATGATTTATCATCAAAATCTGGTGTTGGGGTTTCTGCTTTAAAATGTGTTGATAATGAAAAGAATGTTAAAACTTATCACACAGGCGAAAAAGTTGAAAATATTTTATTTGTTCCTTGGAATAAATACATGATTCCATCCATCAAAGATAGCCATGCAGATTATCTCATTTCACATTTTGGATTAAATGAAGGAACTTTAAGTTCTGGAATTTCACTTGTTTCTGATATCAGCATAAAAGATTTAAAAAATTATAAATATGTAATTTTAGGACATTACCATAAACCTCAGTTCATTGAAAATGATAAAACAAAAGTTTGGTATGTTGGTTCGCCTATTCAATTAGATCGTGGAGAACGTGGAGAAGAAAAAAGATTTTTGGTTATCGATACGAAAAAACATATAATTGAAAGTATTCCAACTGAGGGTTATAGGAAAAATTATGTATTTGAAATCACGTCTGAAAATAAAGATGAGATCTTAAAGGAAGCAAGAATACTTCAAGAAAAAGGTCATGACGTTCAAATTCGTAAAATAGATTCATCATTACAACTTGACGAATTTGAAAAGGAATTTCAAATCATTGATCGAAGTGAAATGGATGTAACCAACCGTGGAATAAATATGAGTATGGATGATAAGGATAAATTTTTAATGTACTTGAAAATCAAAGAAATTCCTGAAGAATTACATGAATTTTATTTAGCAGGAGCATTAGAAATAATTGATGAAACAAAGGAGATCTGATGAAAAAAATAGAATTTTTACATGTCGAATGTGAAAACTATTGTGGATATACAGATCTAGTTGGTTTGGATTTTAAAGAAGGAAAAATCACAATGATCGTTGGAAAGAATGGAGTTGGAAAATCTACATTGTTTTCAATCATTCCTTTTACATTATATGGCATGACACAAACTGGGTTAAGGGGCGAAAAAGCCATTAACCGAAAAGCAAAAAGAAACTGTAGAACTCATGTTACTTTTAAGATCAATGATGATATTTATACTTGTGATAGATATCTAAAATATACTAAAATGGGTAGTAGTGCTGTCATTTTAACAAAGAATGGAAAACAATATAAAAATGGGAATAATGAAGTTGTGGAAGAAATAGAAAGATTGATTATGCCACGACAGTTATTTTTCAATACTGTATTGTTTGGTCAAAAAGTGACAACATTCTTCACAGATTTAACTGATGCAGAGCAGAAAAATATATTCAGGAAAATATTGGACTTGGAAATATATACTGAATATCAAAAAATCGCATCTGAAAAAATTAAATTATGTGATGAAACTATTCAGAATGAAACTCATTCGTTAGATACTTTAGACCAGTTGATAAAAGAATTTGAAAAACAAATTGAACAACTTGAAAAAGATAAAATTGAGTTTTATGAAAAGAAGGATCATGATATCAAAAAACATAGAACATTTATTCAAATTCTTCGTGATGAAATTTCAACATTGGAAAGTAAAATTAAAGATTATAACGGTGAGTTCATAGAACATAATTTAAAAGAGAAAGATAAATTAATTAATAGTATTTCTGAACAGATTAATATCTTAAAAGAAAAAGCTACGTCTTTCTTTAATTTGATTAGTGAGAAAAAAGAAAATGGGATTAAAGCTATAAAAAGCCAGTATTCTATTATTATTCAAACAGAAGTTGGAAATATCAATTCTAAGAAATATGATATTAGCGAAGGAGCATCTGCGAAAATTAAAAAGCGGAGATCTTCTATTAGATTAATTGAGCAGGAAATTTCTCAATGTGATATTAAAAGAGCAGAGCTAGAAACTTATAAAAAACTAATTGAAGATGAAATTGATAAATATAATAAACTTTTAAATGTTTCAGAAGGAGCAGTATGTCCGGTTTGTTTACGACCAATGGGTAAAGAACATAATGGAAAACTTGTTGAAAAACTTGAAGAATATAAAAATAAAATTCCTCCTATTGAGTCTGAAATTAAAAATCTCATAGAAAAAATTTCAGAATTAACTACACAAATTCAATCTTTAAATAAAGATATAGAAAACATAGAAGTTAAAAAATCTAATGATATTAAAGAGTTAGAGAATATCATTGGAGAGAAAAAAGAAAATATTTCTAAAGAGATATCAGAAGGAAAGTCTTGAAGTTGATCTTGAGAAAGAGAAACGGTCATACGAAAAACTAAATGTTTTGAAAAAAGAACTAGATGAGTTGCTTAATTCAAAAACAGAAAAAGAAAATAATATCAATAAAATAGAAAGTATTATTTCAGAAATTGAAAAGAATGAATTTGACTCATCAATGATAACAGAAAACTCTGAGAAAATAAAATCTTGTCGGGAAAAGATAAAAGATACAAAAGAAAATATCAAGGTTTTAGAAAATCAAAAAAGAGTTTATGAATTTTGGAAAGTTGGTTTTTCATCGTCTGGTATTCCTAGCATGTTAATCGATGAAGCAATTCCGTTTATGAATAAACGTGTTAATGAATATTTAGATGTAATTTCTAATGGTCGATATATGGTTTCGTTTGATACATTACAAGAAACAAAATCAGGAGAGTTTCGGGATAAATTTAATATTCGATTTTATGATAACGAAACACATGCTGATGGGAGAGAGTTATTATCTGGCGGTCAAACAAAGATCGTTGATGTTGCAACAATTTTAACTTTAGCTGATTTGCAGGATTATTTACATGGAGTTTCAATCAATATTATGTTGTTTGATGAAATCTTTGATGCTCTGGATGACGATAATATTCAAAATGTTTGTAATGTTTTACGTCAACTAATCAAAGATAAAAATATTATTATTATTAGTCATCGACACATTGATCAAATTGAAGCTGATGAGATTTTAAAACTTTAAATTGTGGAAAGGAATAGGCCCATGAAAACTCTTAAACATATTGATTTTAATTTTGATTTGATATATCAAGTTAAAGAAATTACTCATATCAAAATAGAGTATCGTGGGTCTATTACCCTTTCTTTTGCTTCAAGAAAAAAAGATATGGTATTTAGTGCTACTGCAAGCGGGTCTGAAATTGTACCAGAACTGTTTTCAACCCTAAGCCATTTAGATAGAGACCAATATAATGAGTTACAAGAAATTTTATGTCATTCTAATTTAATAGAAAGAATGGAACGATTTATTGCAGAAAATAATTTTCCTTTGAAAATAAATGGTTATATAACAAAAGAAAATGATCATTTGATTTTTGAGGTCGGTAAAGAAAGGAATTAATATGGACAAAATTGCTATTGTTAACTGGTTATTAACCAGAAGATGTAATTTAAAATGTTCGTATTGTGGTATTGTAAGAAATCAAAAATTCAAACATTACCCAGATATGAAATATTTTGAAGAAAATGAAATGACAACCGTTTTTATCTTAGAAATTTTAGAAAGGTTACAAAAACATAATCCTTATATGTTTCATATTTTTTATGGTGGTGAACCACTGTTAAGAGTAGATCTACCTGATATAATAAATTTTTGCAATTCTAAGAATATTTATTACACAATTATTACTAATAATTCTGAAGAAGTACAACCAGCATTAAAGAAATTATTTGAAGAAGTAGATTATGTTGATGGGTTAACTTCATCTGTTGATCCAATTATTTTTCAAAAAGATAAAGTTAATACAGATAGAATTCGAAAAAGCAAAGAAGGGTTAGAAAGGTTAATTGAATTAAATAAAAATAAAAAAGTCAAAGATTTGGTTGCAGAAATTACGATTGATAATAATAATTTAGAGTATATAGAACCTTTAGTAAAAATATTAGATGAAAATAATATCACTAGTAGTATTACTTTCATTGATGTTGCAAAAAATCAATATTATGATTTTTCAAATGTGAATGATGAAAGTCTTTTAGTCCAACCATCTGAGGAATTAAAAAAATGTCTATTTGGTTTAATTGATAAGGGTTATGATATTCATATGTCAAAACCTTTATTAGAAGATATAATTAATATTTTACCTGCCAAGATGGATTGTAGACTAGAAGATTCGTTTCATAATTTGACAATTGATGCTGATGGATCTATAAGATTATGTTTAAGAATACGAGGTATTGCACCTTCAAATTCAACTAAGAATATTTTAAATTTTATTACACCAAGTGGAGTTTTTAATTTCAAAAAAGTAAAAGATGCTTTAAGAGTAGATAAAATTTTCGCTTGTAAAGGTTGTAATTGGACATGTCAATTAATGTCGAAAAGAACAATTTTAGATGAAACAAAAGTATCTAATTTATTACATCTTAACAAAAGGAGTTAAATTATGGCTAATGTTATTGATAAGGCAATAGACTTTTTAGAAAAAATTCGTAGTGAGGATTTTGTCAAACTTAAGTTTACTAAAGCCGATGGCACTGAAAGAATAATGAAATGTACTTTAAATTTCGATAAAATACCTAAATCAGATCAACCCAAAAAGATCGATTTACCTAAAATTCTTAAATTAATTAATAACAGTTCCGTAATACATGTGTATGATTTAGAGAAAAAAGGGTGGAGATCTATTAAATTTGATAGAGTAGAATGGCTTGAAGATGCAGAAAACGTGAGGTATAGCATTAAAAGAAAATAAATTATTTTAAATAAAAAACTTTTTGCCCGTCAGAAATCTTATGATTTTTGGCGGGCTTTCTTTCGTTATTTTAGTTATAAAAAAAATAACTATATATATTAATTCATGAATAAAAACATTAACTTTATTTAATTAATTTAAAAAAGGAGGGTTGTATAAATGGAAAAAACTGGTTTTTTTATTGACAACAAAGGGATATCAAAGTTAGGCCTAGATCCCGAAACTAAAAAATTTGAAGAGTTTAATGAACCCAGAAACATAAAAATATTTTCTAAAATATTACTTGATTTTTTAACCAGTAATGGAATGACTATTTCTACTGATGTTCGGATGAACCAAGATTTCATAGTATCAAAGTGAAAGCAAATAGTCAAGGTTTTAAAAATATGGAAGCAATTTATAAAGTTAAAAATCCAGACTATATTAATAAAGAATTGGATAATGACGGAAATTATGATTTTTATCTTTATTTTCCATATGTTTATTATAACCTTTTGTTTCGGGATAACTATTTGCAAAGAATGGAAGTGTATATGCATTATAAACCCATCAAATCGATTGCAGAAAGTTTATATCATTTACCAATGATGAATATTCAACTTTTTGATGATGGAAAAGTATCTAGTGTTTGTCTCGGAAACATAAGTGAAATTGATTATGACAATTCTACTATTAATGAAATAATCAATGGTTTGATTTTGAAGTTTTGGAGTGCATCTTTTAATGATGAGTTTACAGATGCATTTAATTTATTTTCAAACACTATATTTTCTAATTATTTTGTTTGGGAAGAAATATCTAAAACTAAACCCATTTCAATTTTAAATCCATTGGAATATGAAAATGTTAATCACATTGCACAAATTTATTTTAATCAGTCTATATTTGAAGATAATCCTAACTCACCTAAAATAACTGATTTTTATGATATTTTGTTACGTTGGTCAAATGGCAAAAGTCATGAAACACGTTCGATTAAAGAAATTTTTGGTTATCAAAAAGCTTATGCAACTAATTGGAAACCCAATATTACACTACAATCTTCTGAGTTAAATTATAGAATGGATTTTAATATTGGCGACAAAATTAAATTAGGGGATAAAGATTATCAAATTGATGATTTTTTCGTCAATTATGAATCTGGTAATGCTATCCCAATGGTTGCATTATCTAATGATGAACAAATTATTTCTTTAAAAGAAACATATTTGGAAGATTATGCTAATGAAATATGTTTAAATTATCTCAAAGATCAAAATAAATTATTATCTGAATGTCCACTTGCTGATGGAACTATATTGAAATCTTATGATATTATTGAGTATCAATGGGGGGAAAATGATAAATATTCTATGTTAATGCAGGTTAATAAAGTTTTTAGATCTATTTTAACTGATGATATTTATTTATTAGCCCAAAATGGAACTAGATTTAAGTTTGATCCTGAAAAAATTAAAGTTCTTAATTTGGAAAACTTAAGATATAAGAAAGGAGATACAATATCATTTGTTTATTCGTATAGGGGTTTTTATTTTGGGAAAAAATCACAAATCGAAAGAGTTGATTTTTCTGATTCTATGTTTTACTTCACATTAAAAGATGGATCAGAAATCAGGTTCATAATTAAAGACGATGAGATATTTTTCCAAGAACCTGGGTTAATGTTTATCGATGATGAAGACAAACAACTTCAACCCATTGAAGATTTAAATTTCTTTATTTCTTCTTCTAAACAATATATTAATTATATTGAGGAACCGTTTATCTGCAATGGAAAAGTTGTGAGTTTTATTAATGATCCCGATTTTAACATATATCCCGGTTCAGAGGTAAGAAGTGATGTTACTTTACAAAAACAACTAGCAGACAATTTCATTAAGAAAAGAAATGGAAAATTAACTTTCAGCTGCATGGTTGGTGAAACAAGATATGACTTATCAGTAGGGGATCAACTTTTAATTCCGGGCAATAAAATTGGAACAGTTTCATTATTTGAATTAGATACTGAATCACCAATACGATCCATAAAAGTTATTCTCGAAAATGCAGAAGGTGAAGAATCATCAATGACTCTCATTTCTTTTATGAGATATTTTGATATATTCTTTCCAAATCTTTACAAAGTTATTGATCATGAATATTTTAAAGCGGGTGATGTTTTATTAAAAACATCATCAAATATTGTTAGAGGTATAAGAAAAAATGTTCGATATAAAATCAAAGCAGTTGTTCAAAATATGCATGATAAAAATATTATCAATGTATTAATGGATGATAATCGAATATTTTCTTTATCTCTAATAAACCGACATTTTTCAAAAGAAAGAGAGGTAAATTAAAGATGTCCGAACTATCAAATATTGTCATTCAAAAATATAAAACATCAATTTTTAATACGGATGGTAGTCTTAGAACTACCATCCCTACTAATTCCTTTATAGAAACTATTGTCAATACATGGGTAGGAAAAACAAATTCTCTCAATTTTTACTTATCCCTTCCAACTGGTTGTAAGGGATTTTATACAAACTCTGTGTATAAAGTTTTTGTCATTGAACAACCACCTGCATGGCACAATATTAAAATTAATGGAACTCTTAGAACTTTAAATAATGCTATGAGAGAAGAAATGGAATCAAAAATGAGAATGCCTATTAAACGAAAAAATATTTTTCGTATATATTTTCCGTATATGGTGTTCGTGATTGCATTCCATGAGACACCTTCAAATCATGGATTTTCATTAAAAGCTTTTTGCAGACCTGCTCCTTTATCTTCTCTAAAAGATCAGTTATTTGTGTTACCCCTTCCAAATTTTTATAGCGATCAAACAATTTGTATGCCTCCTTATTACGTTTCTGAGGCTGGAAATTATAATAATGCTTGTAACAATTTAATAAATAATTTTTGGGGTAGTGTTTATAATTCTGACATTACTAATAATATTATTTATAGTAATATTGATGAAGCTCCACAAAATTATTATATGTGGGAAAAAATATCTCATGATAATCCTTTAGCGGCATCAATGTTAGGATTTGTACCATGTCCTCAAAATCTTCAATCAATATTTGAGACATATCAGAATAATGAATGTGAAGAAAATTCTGATATATATCAAAGAATATTGGGATCTACTTTTAATTGTTTTGATGGTGAAACTGTTACTAAATCAGAAATCTTTAAAAATGTATCTGAATTTTACACTTATAAGATACTAGGTTACACAACTTCAAGATGTTTTTCGTCAAAATATGGTGAGTGTGTATTAAAAATTAATGATGAATTTGATATGAATGATAAATCTTACAAAGTTATTAATTTTTCAAGAGATAAAGCTAATTCTAATAACTGTTATGTTATATGTTCCTCTATTGAAAATCCAGAACACACAACCATATTTTCTGAATCAACCATTCGGGAAAATATAAATGATATTTATCTTTCCATTATGGATAAGGAAAAACGTCTTATCAAGAAAACGAAAGTTTTTGATTTAGTTTTGAAAAGTGGTGATGTTATTGTTTTTAAACCAACAAATAATAGTCCTTACTTTATTCTTAAAACCATAAGCCATTTCACTCGGGATATTTATGAAAATTTAATTTTAGTAACAACTGATGGTGAACAGTTTGATTTGCAAAGTATTGGAAAAAACATTCATAAGATTAACAAACAAACGAAAATTAAAATTAATGGCATTCCAGTTACGACCAGAACACATCTTTTAAAATTTGATATTAATTCTAATGGAATGTTAACATCTTACCCAAATAATGATTATAATTGTACCTGTACAGATATTGATAAATTGAAAATGGAGTACGTAGCTCAAATTCATTTTAAAAACATCAATTTAAGTAATGATTGCACAATAACTTTTAATCTTATGGGTGCGGAAAATAATTATCTTTTGCTTCGTTCCTCTATGAAAATGTTTTTAACAAAAAAAATAATTAACGAAGGACTTCCAATCAAATATTTAGCAAATCGAACAAAAGTTAGAAAATCAACAAAACGGGGAGATGTTTTAATTTGCAATGTAGAAGGTAAAGAATATATTGTTAAATTATCTAAGTTTTCGGACAATTTAGAATATTTTTCTTTTGATGAACAAGTTAAAAACGGAATTATTATTGCTGATCAACATGAAATTGATGATTTTAAAAGATACTATAAAATTGGTGATAAAGTTATTATTACCAAACTTTATAACTATGTTTTAGAAGATGGGACTATTTATACTATTGATTCTTTTAGTTCTGATGAGGATAAACAGTCTCTAATAGTTAATTTAGTTTCCGAAGATCAGCAAAAAGTGAGTTTACCTTTAATTGATAATAATTTCGGATTCAATCGTTTTATCATTAGAAAAGCTGTATCTGAACATGGGGGATTAAAAGTTGGGGATGCAGTCACACGTAATTCATTACCTTTTAAAAGACCACATATAGCAAAAAAATATCGTTATATTATTAAAGCTATAGTGACGGATTGTGGTAATGATCCATTAGTGATTTTTGAAAATGGTATTTCACTATATTTTAGTGATGTGGCTAATTATTTTGATATTGTTAGTGTTGATGATTCAGATTTAAGAGTACCTGCGATCATTAATTCATCTAATGATTTTTGTATTTATCATCCCGAATCTAGTCTATATACTTGCATAAATATTGTTAATGGTGCTGAATATGGAATTCCCCATCCTTCTCTATACAAATATGAAAAAAGTTTTGTTGATTATAAAGACTCAATTTATTATTCCAACTTAAAAAGAGGAGAAAAATATGTTTAAAGTTATCGTCAATGACGGTAAGAATCCCATACCTGATGAGGATGGGATTTCTTACCTCGTTGGAAAAAATGGAATTTTCGTTAGAAAAAAATTAGGATTGATTAACAGTTTAACTAAGGTAGATAAAATAAGTTTTTTGAAAGATATTGAACCATTTGTGGAAATAACCATACCTAAAATTCCGGCAATTGAGTTTGAAAAAACTGTTAAGTTTTTCAGAGAAATTTATAACAAATATTCGTCTGAAGCCATGGTACTGATTGCTATGAAAAATGATGATAGTGAAATAAAGGTTTTTGCTCCTAAGCAAGAAGTGGCTGGAGCATCAATGACTTATGAGCCAATTAATTTGGATGGTTATTACCTTGTTGGCACTATTCATTCACATGGTTCAATGGGTGCTTTTCACTCAGGTGTGGATATTGATGATGAAAATGATTTTGATGGATTGCATATTACAATCGGCAATGTTAATTCTAAAGATAAATTCTCAGTATCTGTTGAAGCAGTTGTTAATGGTTACAGAGAAAAAGTAGCTCCTTCAAAATATATTGAGGGCATCAAACATTTTCAAATTGATAAGAAAGAAATTGTAGCACAGCAAAAAACCCTGTTTAATCGGTTAATGGCATTTTCACCTTTTGTAAAGAACAAAGATACTTACATAACTGAAAAACTTAAGCAAAATTATCATACAATCAAGTATGAATCTTCACATTACTATCAGCTTGAAAATGAACTTTTACCTGTAGATTGGAAATGTGATGAATGGATTGAAAACGTCAAAAAGAAAGTTTATGTTCGCAAACCATATATTTCAATTACATCTCCACACGCTGGTCGAGTTGTAAACAAAAATTATCCTTATCCTTATGTTAATCGTCAAGGTTTTGGTTATGATGAAATGTGGATGGATATGTGGGGCTGGGATGACAAATCCAAAACTGAAGATAAGAATGAAGAAAAAGCAAAAATTGTTACGGAAGATAAAACGCTTCTTCAAAGTCTTTTGGAAGAATATGGGTTTGAAACTTCTCCTTGTTATAATTGTAAACATGCTGAAGATATTGAATTCATAATCACAGATGTTTTAGATTCATCATATTCAGAATCTGATGGATTAGATTCTAACGATGAGTTTGATTTAATTGATTATGATAAAGATGATGCAAGCATCGAAGTAACTGGGGATGATCCACGAATTTTAAAAGAAATCTTAAAGAATGAAAGAGAGGTTTAGAATGAAAGTTGTTTTCATTGGGTTGGGTGGTATTGGATCAATCACCGCTGAAAAAATTTGTCGTTTTCTAAATTATAAGAATGATAACGTTTGGTATATCACTTTAGTTGATGGTGATGAATATGAACCCAAAAATATGGAACGACAAGAATTTTCAACAATGGGTTCAAAGGCAGAAGTAAAATATAATGATTTATCAAAGAAATTTTCATCTTTAGTTTTCAGTTATGTTGATGAATATGTAACTAAAAGGAATGTGGCAAAAATTATACCAGAAGACTCGATTGTAATTTTGGGCGTAGATAACCACAAAACCAGAAAAGTTATTTCTGAGCATGTGGATACTCTTAACAATTGTGTAGTCTTCTCCGGTGGGAATGATTTCATTGATGGTAATGTCCAAATCTATATTAGAAAGGACGGTGAAAAGATAAGCCCAAGTTTAATGGACTACCATCCTGAAATTCAAGTTCCTGCTGATAAATCCCCAGATGAGATGAGTTGTGAAGAACTTCATGCTTCTGAACCGCAGCTTTATTTCGTAAATCTTGGGGCGGCAACACTTATTTGTTGGGCTTTTTATCTTTACCTGGAAGGAAAGATTGAAGGTGTTGCTGAAATATATTTTGATATGGAAATGCTGCAAGTTTCCGCAGCGAAACGTTCTGTGCCTGAAGCATAGAAAATTTTAAACTATTATTTTGGAGGACTTATATTATGAGCATTTACGGTAATTTGGAAGAAAAAACTAACGCTGAACTTCGTAACATCTGTCAGAATCTTGGTCTGACTGGTTATTCAAAGAAAAATAAAGCCACCCTGATCGGCATGATTCAGGAAGCTACTGGTACAGTTGATTCTGCACCCAGCCCTGATAATGGTGGTATGGCTATTATTACTTGCGGTCTTAACCGTGGTCCCGTAGCTTGTGTTGGAATGACTGTTTCCGAAGTGGCTGCAACCTGTAAAGAATCTTTTAACATTCCTGACAACGCTAACATTCTGGCTAGCGGTAAGAAAGTTTCTGGTAGCTATGTTATCAAACCTGGTGATAATGTCGAGTTCATTAAGCCCGCTGGTACCAAGGGTTAAGATTTAATAGGCTTAGGCTTGGGCGGGGGAATATTATTTCCCCCGCCTTTTTTTTTGATGGAGGATGACAATGGACAATGTTGTTATTATCGGTTGTGGAAGTCTAGGGTCACACATAGCCTATTATTTATTACAAAACAATGTACCTATTAAATTGATTGATAAAGATATTGTGGAGAAAAAAAATCTTAAAACTAGTTTTTTTAGTGCTAGTGATGTCGGAAAGAAAAAAATTCTTGCAATTAAAGAAAAATTTCCAAATACTGAAATAAAAGTATTTGATTCTTTCTTTGAAGAATGTTATACTCTGATTCCGAAACAAGATTTAGTTATAAATTGTGCTGACCGAACTTTAATTCACAACGAAGATGTAGATTTAAAATGTTGTATTTCTGGAAATTTTTTATTTCTTGATGCTAGAAAAGATCGCAATGAAGATCAAATCAATTATGGAAAATACCCAAAAAATTTAAGAAAAAACGATATAGACAATTGTGCTAGATTCATTACACAATTTATATTAGAAGGAAATTATATTTATCAATTTATTCAATCACATTCATCAAAATTTATTGGTTTGGATTATCTTGAAAAATTTAATAAGAATGAAATTTGTTCGAAAACAGAAAATAGTGATATGGAATTAATATGTGATTATTTTCCGGTTTTTGAACATGTTCCAACATTACCTTCCATTATAAGAAAAATAGTTGAATCTGAGCACAAGTCAGATATATCTTTCAAATTGTGTCTTCCCGAGGAAGAAAAACACATCACAATTCCAATAAATTATCAGCATAGTTTTTCTGAAGTTGCTACGTTGTTAAATAGATTTATAATGGAAGAAAAAATATCTGATAATACCTCCTTTTTAGTTTCTGATAAAATGTATAATTCATATCATATTTTACCTGCAATTGGAGGGGCATAATTTGGTATCTTTAGAACTATATATATTAATTTATGAATTAAAATCACAGAACTTTTTTAAAAAGGAGGAAGAAAAATGGAAGCTATCATGGAAACTATAAATGAAGCGAAATTTGGATTTGATGTTTTTTTCAATTTTATTAAACTTCCAAAAAGGATTAAAATTCCTTTTTTAGATGCTAGAAATATTAGATATAAATGTTTCAAATTAGCATCTGGGAAAAAACAAATTGTCATCAATGAATATATTATTCCTAGATATTTTACAGGAGTTCATAAAGCGAATGATACATTCACATTTATTGCATTGGATAAAAAAGTTATTCCAACTAAAGTGTGGATAACTTTAAATAAAAATAACCGTATATGTAAGGTTATTACCAATGCATATCATATGAATGGATGTCCATTAAATAGGGCGGCTGATCTGAATCAAAAAATTTCTTTGTGGGAAATTTGTATTGATCATCTCAGAGATATGGATTTGGATGAGGCGTTTCCACATTTATTTATGACATTAAGAGTTTGGAGAGGGATGGATCTTCAAACAAATTGTGATAAAAACATGTACAATATTGTTCCGTCACAAGAATTTGATCTTAATGTAGCATTGATGGCCACAAGGAAAAGTTTTATCCAAAAGATTATTGGAAAGAGGAAAACTCCCATTCCTCTCCTTCACTACTAATTTGAGGATCCCTTTCCTATGTCAATATGAATAGGAAAGGGATCCTCAAATCTATTTATTTATTTAAAAACAATCTAGGGACAAAGTTTTTTTTGTAACTAGTTTATGTCTTATAAAAATAGAACATAATAATAATGAGGAGATTAGAATGAAAAATGTTATGATGGGAATCAAAAAAATTATAAAAACCTTAGTTAAAGAAGAAGTCGAAAAACAACTCAACGAACAAATTGAAACAATTAAAAAACAACAAATCTATGAAATTATGGAGGTATGGGATGACATAATAAACAAAAAAGTAGCAGAAACTAATATTCAACATTTTCAAGAAATTTCTAAATACCTGGAAGAAGAAATAAAGGAGAATGACGAGAATGCCTAAACTAATTAATATTGATAAGTTATGTGAGGACCTACCTGAAATTACAACCCAAGCTACCTTAAAGAAAGCAAAATTCCATCCCGACGGTTTATTTTCTGAAGTCATTTTTGGACCTGTTAAAAATTATACTTGTGAATGTGGCATTTATCATGGACCATCAAGAGAAGGCGGAAAATGTGATAAATGCAAGGTTGATATTGTTAATAGTTCACAACGTCGTTACAGATATGCTAAAATTGTTTTACCTATTCCCCTAGTTAATCCTATCTTTTTAGATCTATTCAAATTTGTATTTTCAAAAGATGCACAAAAAGTAGTTAATGAATTAATGGTTAATGAAAATAGTGCTGCTTATTATGATGATGTAATTGATGAATGGATTGTTGTTACATCTATGGATGCTTTACCCAAGGACGTTGAATATTATGAAGGAACAGATGCAATTGAAAAAGTTATGAAACATTGCATTAAATCTGGATGTGATATGAACAATCCAAGAGAAAAATTATTAAAAGAAAATATGGATTGTATGTTTATTCATAATGTATTAGTTTTACCTCCAGATTTAAGACCTGCTTCTAAAAGTTCTCAAAAAGATAGACGTGTTGATAAAATTAATGATTTCTATTTAAATATTCTTGCTGATAAATTATTAATGGAATCAACAAAAATGCAAATTGATAGTACCCATAACAAAACAATATTTTACGATTATTTCAAAAAGTTACAAAAACATGTTAACGATTTATATGAGCATATTATTTCAAAACTGTCTGGAAAAGAAGGATTAATTCGCCTTAATATTTTAGGAAAACGAATTGATTTTTCGGGGCGGGCGGTTATTGTTCCATCAAATCAATTAAGACTAGATGAATGCTCATTGCCTTATGTAATGGTTTTAGAATTATTTCGATTTCAAATTTCAAAGAAATTAATTGAGCACGGAATTTTCAAGAACTTTAATAAGGCTTTAGAATTTGTTGATGAATGTATTAAAACAAACAATTTCATTTTATACGATTTATGTCGTAAAGTAACAAAGAATGAAGTTTGTATATTAAACAGGCAGCCAACATTACATCGATTAGGTATTGTTGGATTCAAAGTCAAAGTTAATAAGGATAATGTTATCAAAATTAATCCTCTTGTATGCTCAGGGTTTAATGCTGACTTTGATGGAGATACAATGGCTGTTTATGTTCCATTAACAATTGAAGCCAAACAAGAAGTCTCTGAAAAAATTCTATCCACTAAGAACCTTACTAGTCCTAATAATGGTTCTTTATCAATGATTCCTTCTCAGGATGTTGTTTTTGGAATATATGCTCTTTCAAAGGGGTTAGTCAGTCCTCCGGGCAATTCTACTATTAATGTCAAGGGAGTGGAAATGACTGGAGGAATGTCCTTGATTAATGCATGTTTTCCAGAAGATTATCCACCTATTACCGGAACAATTGATAAAAAGCGATTGATCGAAATTTTATCTGATATTCGAGATAAATATTCAGATGAAATAACTGCTGCTGCTCTTCATGGAATTAAACTCATCGGTTTTAAGTTTGCTACATATTATGGAATTACAATGTCATTATTTGATTGTGTTGTTGAAGGTAGTGAGGAACTTAAAGATGAAATTTACAGTGAGAAAAATTCAAAGAAGAAACAGTTGGAAATGATTAATAGCGAAGAAGTTAAAAATTATCTCCAAAAGAATTTTGCATATGCAGATATTATTGATTCGGGTGCTCGTGGAAGTTGGGATCAGGTTCGTCAAATGGTCTTTTCACGTGGATTCATTTCAAATTTTGATGGTGAAATTATTTCTGAACCAATTAAAAACAGTTTAATTCATGGCCTAACTTCTAGAGAATTTTTTAATTCAACATATGGTTGCAGAAAAGGATTGTTGGATGTTGCATTAAACACTGGTGTTTCAGGATTTCTTTCACGAAAGTTAATATTTTCATGTGTTAATATTCAATTAGGAGATGATGAAGATTGTGGGACAACTGATTATCTGCCTGTTATCGTAAAAGATATTAAAAAGGCAAAAATGTTAATTGGAAAATATTTTAAATCAAATCTCAAAAATAAAAAATTGCGGGTATTTTCAAATGATGATTGTGAAAAATTCGTAGGAAAAACAATATATGTGAGAAGTCCAATTTATTGCAAAAATCCAAAAGTCTGTAGAACATGTTATGGTCAAACTTGCAATAATTTGAAGTCTGAATATATTGGAGTTGTAGCTGCTCAAGCATTAGGTGAAGCAAATACACAATTAGTTCTACGTACATTTCATACTTCTGGGGTTGCTCAAATTAAGGAAAGTGAAAGTGAAAACGATCAAACATTTGCCCAACAAGATATTATTGCAGATTTGAGTGCAGCAACATCTTTATTTCATCGTATGGATCGGAATACTACTGAAGAAGAATTGGTCAGTAAACTATTTGATGTTTATAATACCAGCAGAACAATATATCATATTCACTTTGAAACTGTTGTTGCTCAATTAATGTGGCATGGTGATACTAAGTGGAGATTACTTAAAGATAGGGAAAAATATTTTCCAACCTTTAAAACTGTTACATCTGTTCCAAGTCAAGAAAGTTGGATGTTAGGAATGGCTTTTGGTAGACCGAAACTTCACATGTTGAAAGGTATCTTCAATTCTGGTTTGTATATGGGAATAATGGATAAACTATTAATTGGCGAAAAACTATAACCTGAAATAGAGAGGCATGTATGAAAATAAGTAATCCTTATTTAGTTGTAGATGATAATGATTTAAACTTATTTACTATTCGAAGATTGGAGTATGAAAATATCATGCCTACAATTAGAGCAATTGTTCAACCTGCTCTAAATGAAGGATATGAATTAAAAGATTTTCGAATGGATAAGTCAAGAAGACGTAACAACAAATTACAAATTAGTGTCACAAATAGATTAGTTCTTAAATTGGCTAAGGGTGATAAAACTTTTGATTTAACTTCTGTTATTCCAAAATTAATTAAAGATCAATATTTTGTGATTAATGGAAGTCAAAAAATACCTCTGTTTCAATTGTATGACATTCCAGTTGTTACAAGAAGTGGTATGATTAAAATAAAAACCAATGCGTCATCAATAGGAATATCTTTTTATCGTAAGCCCGAGGAAATTGGATTTAGATTAGGAATCAATTTTCAGGGAAGAAAAGTTCCTCTTGCTATTCTTTTGTATGCATATTTCGGAAAAGAAAAATTGGATAAATTAATCCATGAAGAATTTAAATCAAGTGCATTTTCACATAAATGGTTTGATCCTTTATATTTGGATGTTAAAGAGTTACTTGAAGATAAAGATGCATCACTTGAAGATGTTCATAAATTATTGGGTTATTATTATTCATCTTATGACCCAATAAAAAGGGCAGATGATGTTAAATTTGCATTGGATATTCTTTTACAAGTTGATATTATGTCTCAGCCATATTTCAAAACAACTTGTATGCCTTTGGAAATATTGAGAATTATGACAAGTGACGGTGTTGATGATAGTGATTTCATAAATAAAAGAATAAGATGTTTCGAATATGTTATATATCGACATTATATTAAAGCTATTTATGATTTAATTACAGTCAACAGAAACAAAACAAAATTTGCTAGATTTAATGTCAATTCTGGTCAAATTCTCAAAGATGTTAATTTGTCTGATATTGTCCAGTTTGACTTTTCAATTAACCCAATTGAAGAACTAACAAAAATGTCAAGAACAAGTGTTTTAGGACCAGGTGGTTTTAAACGCAAAGAGGTTCCAAAACATTTGCGAGACATTCATCCTTCCATGTATGGGCGCATTTGTCCAGTAGACACACCAGACCGAGATAACTGTGGTGTTTTACAAAATTTACTCCCTTTAACTAAATTAGATCCAACTCTTAGATTCGCTAAGGATTATGAAGAAAAATATATAACTTCTATTCCTGTTAGCATGGTTCCTTTTTGTGAACATAACGATCAAACAAGGTTACAAATGGCATCATCACAAATGAGACAAGCAATCCATTTAGTTAATTTTGAATCCCCAATGATAAAATCTGGGTGCGAACATTTGTATAGTGAATATACTCAGTTTTGTCAAAAAGCTAAAAAAGATGGAATGATAACTTATTTAGATGATGAATGGATGATTGTTAAATATGATGGGGAAGATGATGGTGATATTTATAACATTGCTCCACGTCAAATCTATGTTGAAAACATGGATCAATATAAAGTCTATTTTAAGTTGGGTGATAAATTTAAGAAGGGTGATATTTTATTTGAAAGTGATTTCATGGACAAAGGCAGCATTCAATTTGGAAATAATGTTTTAGTTGGATTTATGAGTTATTATGGTGATAACTTTGAGGATGGCATTGTTATTTCAGATAGGTTAGTAAAAGAAAATATTCTGACTTCCAAACATATTGTCAATTTATCTTTTACTATTCCGATTGATAAGGTTCTCTTAACTCTTTCTGAAAAAGATTATTCTCCGCTACCTAAAAAAGGAGAATTTATCAAAGCGGGTCAACCATATGCAAAAATTAAAGAAGTTCCTGTTTCTCCAACTGATATTCCTTCAATCTTTGAAGAAACAAATGTTTTAACTCATAATGAAGACATGGTAATTTCTAAAGTTGCTATTTATGCTAACGATTGGAACAGATCTATTCAACGATATAGCACATGGGTTAATGATGTTATTGAATGGCAAAGAAACAAAAACGAAGTTGTTAAATCAGCAATTAAAACTATTTTTCCATTAGAGGATGCTAAATCTACAATTCAAGATTTAAACTTAGATATTTTTAATGGTAAAGATTATAAGATTCAAAAAGATCACATTAATGGTATCTATGTTGAAATGGAAGCAATTGTAGAACGACCCATTAAGGTTGGTGACAAAATTGGAAATAGGCATGGTAATAAAGGTGTAATAACTAAAATACTCCCTGAAAAAGAAATGCCTCAATTAGAAGAAGGTAAACACTTAGATGTATGTCTTGGACCATTAGGTGTTCCATCACGTATGAATATTGGACAGTTGTATGAAATTTACTTATCAAAAGTTTTGGAATATTTCAAAGAGAAAACTATTGAAGATATTGAAGCTAATGTTTCTAATGAAATCATTAAAAACAATATTTTACATTTTATTCGTTTGGTTGATAAAACTGAAAACAATTGGTATTTTCAACAGTTTACAGAACAACTGCCTGATGTGATAACAAAAGAATTTATTGAAAGTTTAGATATTATTCAACCTCCGTTTGATTCTATATCTATTAATGATGCTCAGGAAATTAAAAGATATACTGGAGTTTCTAGCACAAGTAGAGTATATGATCCAAAGTTTAGAAGATATATTGATCATGAAATTAGCATTGGGTACATGTACATGTTTAAAATGACACATATGGCTGACGGAAAATTAGCTGCAAGATCAATTGGTCCATATTCACGAAAATTTTTACAACCTCTTGCGGGAAAGAAAAATAAAGGGGGACAGAGATTAGGTGAAATGGAACAAAGTTCATTAATTGCTTATGGTGCTCATGATACTTTATATGAATGCTTTACCTTAAAGTCAGATAGTATTGATGCCAAAAATGATTTTATTCAAAAAGTAATCAATACAGATAGACTTTCACTTGAAGAAATTCAAATATCAACACCTGAATCAATTGAATTAATGAATAAATATTGTACTGTGTTGGGATTTGAAATTAAAGGAGAAAATTAAATGAATGATAATTTACCTGATGTTCAAGAAACAATGAAACCAATAATAGAATCTCCAATTAAACAAGTTGGAGTTGAAAACATAAAGTTAAATTTTATGTTGGAAATGAAAACTGGTGGACTTGTATTTATTCCTGCAAATACAACAATCAAGACTGATTTAAAATCATCTAAAAAAGGGATTTCAATGTCAAGGTTACTCTTGACATTGAAGCCCTATCTTGGTACCCCTTTAAATCATTCTATTATGTTTAAAATTTTAGATAAAATAAAAGAAAATATTGATTGTTGTGAAGTTTATTTGAAATTTGAATTTGACTTACCAATTATGAAAACTTCTATTTTATCTGATTATGAATTTCCTCTTTTTCACAAATGTTTTTTCGAGGCACAGCTAAGTAACGGCTATAGTTTTATTCAAGGTGTTAAGGTACAATATGCTTCATATTGTCCATGTTCTGCTGAGTTATCAAAAGATCTTGTTGAATCTGGCAAAAGTGAAAAATGTGGGTTTCCACATGCACAAAGATCTTATGCTGATATTGTCGTGTTAAATGACTTAGAAGCGGAAAAGTTGTGGCTTGAAGATTTAATTGAGTTGGTTTATAGAGTTATTAAAACTCAACCGTATCCAATAATTAAAAGAGTTGATGAACAAGAAATAGCTCGTATTGCATCGGAAAATCCTTTATTTGTTGAAGATGCAATACGACTTATTTCAAATGAATTAAAAAAAGATAATAGAATTTTAGATTGGATTGTCAAGTGTTCACATGAGGAATCTATTCATACTCATGAAGCTATAGCCATCAATTGGAAGGGTGGAGTTATAGATGGCTTTAATGAAAATTATTTTATTTAGAGGAGAAAAATAATGAAAGAGTTTACAATATTTATAATTAGTTTATCCGTTATTATATATGTCATTGTTAGAATGGCTATGTTTTGTTGTGTTAAATTTAATATTAATTTACCAATAAAAGTAATTAAGTATCATGCAATTATTGAATCGGGTTCTCTTATTATTGCATTTCTGTTATGTTTTATTTATTTATTCAACTGGTAGGAGTCCAATGAAACAGAAAAAACTTACTAGAAAGGAAAAACAAAAGTTATCATCTCAGGGGATTTGTTGGAAATGTAAGAAAACAACTCTCATTCGAGAAAAAAGTGTTTTAAAATGTTCAAATTGTGGATTTGTGTTTCACATCTTATAATTTAAAAAGGAGAAGTTAAAATGGATGATATTAAGATTTTCAAATTAATCAATGGTCAAGATATTGTATGTTTTGTTAACAGTCAAGAAGATAATTACATTTTTGTAAAATCTCCAATTATGTTAATACCAAATCAAGAAAATGGATTAGCTGCTATCCCATGGGTTTTAGTTGGTGATGACAAAAATGTAAAAATAAATGCTAATTGTATTTTGGCAGAAATTGAACCAGACATTAATATCAAGAATTTCTATAATGAAAAATTTGGTTCAGGAATTACTGTTGTTCAAAACGTACCATCTAATGTTCAACCTATTAACTAAGGAAATAGCAATGAATATCGAAACATTATTTCAACTTTATTTAAAAGAAAGAGAATATCAAAATAAGATATTTGGAGACCCTGGAAAAAATCCAGTGCTGACTCCAAATAGTTTTATTACATTTCTTGATGTTTATTTAAATAAAGCAAAAGTTGGCATGTGTGAGGGATGGACTGATGAATTACCACATTGGTTCGTAAGCTGTAGGGAAGGTCACATTCAAGATAAAGTGCCTATTGAAATGTATGAGTATTTGATTAAAGTTTTTGCTTTAGCGGGGGCAGCCTTAGAGTCATTTTTAGATGTTGATCCTGAGCATTGGAGAAACGAAGGAATCAAGTCAAAATGGGAAAACATTAAACAGTAAATACCATTTAGTTCTTTCAACTTAATACGGAGAAGTTGTATGACCACATATAACGACATTGAAAAGAGAGTTATTGATCTATTTTTAAAGTATGAGCCATCGTTGAAAAATGAAGTTATTAAATCAGAATCTCGAATTCTTGAAGATATGGGATTAGATTCTTTATCTATTCATGAAATATCTTTTGATTTTGAAGATGAATTTGACTTAACAATTTCAGATAATGACATTATGGATTTTAAAACAATTGGTGATATTGTTGAGTTTATTGTTAGGGAGATAGGATGATGGAAAAAGAACAGAAAGGAGATAGAGATATGGATATAAGTTTAGCTGATTTAATTAAGGATGATGAAATTGAATCTGAATCAGCGATTCCAGATGAATCTGATATAACAAAAGAAATAAATGAGTTCATTAACACCAATACTGATGATATTATTTCTGATTATACATTAGTTCCGGAAGGTGAAAACGAAGAAACTTTTTATAAAGGATTTTCATCTGAATTATTAAAAAGTAAAACTGAAGGATTTATGACTTTGGATACAATCAATTTATATGATTGGTCAAAAAAGTTTTTAAATTATCTTGGTGATGTTACTTTATTAAATATGAAAGCTGCTGGTGTAAGAACAAATGAAATGTTATGTGTAACAGTTCCTACAAATTCTGGAAAAGATGTGGATGGGGTTCCTGAAAGAAGAATTGAATTTGTGAGAAATGCAAATATATATAATGTTTTCGATATTAAGCCAGAAAATATTTTCTTTTTCACAAACGGATTGTTCAATATTACTTACAAGTTAGGAAAAAGACAGTATTTAATCTCATATGGAACGAAGTCGGGATTAATTAATTTTTATGGAGTCGGGTTTAAAGGAATGATTATTCCTATATTAAAATTAGAAAAACTGAAGAAACGTGATTCTGATTTTACTATTCAAATTATTTCTTCTGATATTATAACAGATGAAATCATGAAAACTAATTGTAACATTGAAATGTTAATTTATAGTTACAAACAGTTATCAAAGTCAGCCGATGAAATAAAGACAAACGAAGATGTTATAAGGTGGTTTATGATGAGAAAGAATCTAATGATTGATTTAAATCATTGGATGGTTATTGATGATCTCATTGTTTCAATGTTTAAATTTCAGGAGTAGGATTAATGCAATTTGATTCCAATGTTCCATTATTTTTAAATGAAGTTTATGACTACGATATTCCAGCATGTCATTATCAGATTTTAAAACTAAATGGAATTGATGTATCTGATATCCCTGAAGATGATAAGAAAACAAGAAACATCAAGATTGGAATTATGATGAGAGATAATCCCAATATAACTAAGTTGTTAAGATCAACAACTAAAGAACTGATTGATGGATATATAAAAGATAATGAAATCAAATCAGAAGATATTTTGTTACGTCAATATGATGGGCTTCTGTTACGGAAGCCCATTGTTTTTTTATCATCTCAAAAAATAAATTTAACTTTAAAAAATTATTACTCAAAATTTTTAATTTCTATTTCTAGAGATTCATTTATTGCTGATAATGGTTCTGAAATTATTATTAAAGGTGTTCCTAATTTGTACCCTCAAATGTATGATGAAATATCTAAAATTATTAAAATCAATTTTTCCAATAAAAATTCTATCGCTTCTTCTCTAAAACGAATGAAGGAACAATTGTATACTAATGATATAGATATTTTTCTAGTACCTATTTCAGAAATCAAGTACAAAGTCTTTTTAAAAAAGATGGGTGGGTTTGAAATATCTGACAGTGCTATCAAATTAGGAATGATAGAAATAGAAAATATTGATGTTGATTTATATTTTGAGTTATATTTCCTTCCATTTTTCAAATCAATTGTAATGCATTTCTTTTAAAAAATGACCTATTCTTGGTCATTTTTTTCTCAATTTTCCTATCATTTTGAAAATAAAATAGAACAAAATAAAAATAGAGATGTGATATTTTTTTAAATATCAAGGAGGTTTAATTGAATGCCTGCATTAAAGCCTAATCAATCATATGATATAACATTAAAAATCAAAGATGAAGATTTTTCAGCAGAATTATTTTCAGTTCAAATTATTTCTACTCTCAGAAGTTATTATCCAATCATACAATTAACTTTAATAGCTGATGTTGATGATATTATTTTAAAAAAAATATATGGGCAAGATACAATAAAATTAGATATAAATTTATTAGATGAAACTATCAATCAACAACAAGTTATTTATTCTTTTGAACTTGTTCATGTTTCAGATAATTTTCCTTTACAAATGACTAATAGAATTTCACAATCAGGCATTGCTGAAGGAATCTCTTCTGAAGTAGCAAATAATAAAGTGACAGTTACAACGATTTGTAAAAAATCAATGATCACTATGACAACTCCTATCAATAAAGTTTTTTCAAACACAAATATAAAAAATATTATTGAATCAGTAGCTTCGGAAGTAAATTGTGATTTAAAGTTAGATGAAAATAAAATAAACAATGTTACTATAGATCAAGTTTGTATACCACCATCAACTATAATTAATACATTATCGTATTTGGATGAGTATTTTGGAATTCATGATGGAATAACATCTGTATATTGTACACATAAAAATGAACTTCAAATATTTAATTTAACAGAAAAAATAAAAGAATCACCAGTTTTTACAGTAACACAATTAGCAATAGATAGTGATAATAAAAAAATAACTGAAGAATTATATGATGATAAACATTTTTATACATTAAGTTCCATCGATAAAACTTATAAAGGAAATACAAAATTTTCTATTCATTCAAAACATATGAAACATATTATAAAACCGAAGAATAACTTATCATATACAATTAGAACTGATCTTGAAGAAATGGTTCAGAAATACGGAATAATTGATTATAAGGATTCTTCATCCAAACCAAATTTATTTTTAGATAAAGAAATATTAAAAAATAGAAGTCATTATTATATTGATAAAACAGGACAAGAATATTCAGATATTTTTATCCATGCAAATAAAGCTAAACCATTTGCTAATTTATCAACATTACAAATGTCTATTGTCAGATCATTACATATAAATAATTTAATTCGGGTTGGTGAACCAGTTAAATTTGACTCAAAAATTTTAGAATATGCTCCTTTTACTGGAATGTATATTTTATTTTCTAGTGTTTTGGTATTTAATAGATATACTAAAGATTGGGCTTCTGCGGCATTTATTACCTTAGGTCGATCAAATAAAAGCATCTTAAATTAAGGAAGTTATGGAAAAGAAACCAAGAAAAAGACGAACTAAAATTCAAATTGCTGAAGAACAAGTTCGAGAATATTTAGCTTGCAAAAATAATTTTGTTTATTTTTGCTCTAATTATATTTTACTGGAATTGCCTGGTGGGGACCAACATTTGAAACCTTATAAAAAACAGGCAGAGCTAATCCATAAAATTCACGATGAACATTTTGTTTTAGTTTTGAAGTCACGACAGGTTGGAATATCAACCGTTACACAGGCATATTGCGCCTGGCTTGCTGTTTTTTATAAAAATGTTGTCATAGGTATTGTTTCAAAAGATGGACCAGAGGCGACTGTGTTTGCCCGTACTATAGCTGGCATGATTGAAAAACTTCCACCATGGATGCGTCCAAGAGGTGGTCAGGGAGGTTTGGGATTTGATAAAAGATCTGAACAGTCTTTTATTTTAACTAATGGTTCGAAATGTTATGCTGCTACTGTTAATCCAAAAGCTCCAACAAAAACTCTTCGTGGTAAAGCCGTAACATTTTTAGTAATTGACGAAGCTGCATTTATTGAAAAAATTGATGAAGCATGGACTGGTATGGTTCCAGCATTATCTACTAATCAGAAACATGCTAGAGCTGCCGGTGTTCCATATGGAACAGTTGTGTTATCAACACCAAACAAAACAATGGGCGTTGGAGCTTGGTTTTATCAAAGATATATGTCTGCTTTATCAGGTCATGATATTTTCCAACCATTTGTTATTCATTGGAAAGATATTGAAGAATTAGCTGATGACCCAGAATGGTATAGTACTCAATGTGAACTTTTTGGAAATGACCCAAAGAAAATTCAACAAGAACTCGAACTTAAATTTGTTTCATCAAAAGGTTCTTTCTTTGATGAAGAGATTATTGAAAAATTACAAGAACAAACAAAAGATCTTGAACCGATTGAAAAAACAAAATATGCCAATGGAGAAATTTGGAAATTTGCTGAACCGATTAAAGGTAGATCTTATATTATTGGTGTTGATACAGCTCCAGCCCACGGTGAAGATAAATCAGCTGTTACTGTATGGGATTATGAAACATTAGAACAAGTATGGGAATATCAAGGTAAATGTGAAGTTCAAGATTATGTTAATATTGTCTTTTTGGCTGCTAATATCTATCCAGGTTCATTGGTTATAGAATTGAATTCTTATGGCAACCAAGTTGTTGAGACATTGAAAGATAAAACAATGCCTTCAAATTTATATCAAGAAAAAACTAAAACAGTACCTGGTTTAACTACAACTGCTAAAACAAGACCGCTAATGATTGATGCTCTTTATGATTATATTTCACAATATCCAGAAATTGTGAAATCCCGTAGATTAGCATTAGAATTAGTTGGGTTGGTAAGTAAACCATCAGGAAGAGTTGAAGCAGATACTGGATGTCACGATGACTTAGCATTATCTGCTGCAATGGCTTTTTATGTTAGAAAATATGATCCACCATTATTACTAAATGCAAGTACATTGAATGATTCAGCGTTTACAGATATTATGAAATTGAATGAAGTTGGATTAGCAGGTGATATGAATAACGAAAGATTAATACAAGATATTCGTGAAAATATAGATAATAATAGCTTAGATTCTTATATCGATATATTATCATTATATACAAAAAAATAAAGGATTAACAAATGGATCAACAAAATAAAAATAATTTACAAGAAATGTTTTCATTGCCCATTGGACTATCCATAGTTGCAAAATATAATGGCCAAAATATTTATTCATCTAACAAATTAAAGAATAAATTTTTGAAAGCTATGTTAAAACAAAAGATTTTTAAAAATTCAAAAAAAATTATTGAATTAGTAAATAAAAATTATATTCTCCCTTGTTATCTAACTAAAGGATTAATGGGATTTACTTTCTATAAAATATTTGGATCTCGTTCAGAAAAATCTATTTGTGGATTTTTTTCTCCAGATTCTAAACGAATATATTTAATGATGGCTAATTTAGGAATTTTTTCTTCTGATAAAAATTTAGCTCATTTAACTTTACATGAAGGAATGCATAAATTATTTAACCAAAATCCAAGCAGGTTTAAAAATGTTTTTTTCAAAACAGCATTGGAATTTTATAAAAATTATATTTTAGAAATATATGGAAAATGGGTAGTTAATATTGATAAATTTGCTTATGAACTAACGACTTTAATATACAATTTTGAAGTTAAAACAAATAAAGATGTTTCTGTAAAAGTAGTAAAAGATTTTATTGAAGATTTTGAATATTTATGTAAAGATTATATTGAAACAACTGATGGACGGGTATATTCTATAATACAAAATCAAACTATTATGATGCAACAATTTATGTTAAATCAACAAAGTTTTTTTAGTCATATTAATTTATTTATACCTTATTTAAAAGGATTGATGTCTGCTTATAAAAAAACTTTTAATTCAACGGATACTGACACATTGCCAATTCAAGAATTATTTTTTATTTCAGAAGTAATAGCTATTGCATCAGAAATAGATAATTCATCAAAATATATAAAAGCATTTGATCAAATAAAGGCTAAATAAAAATGACTGAGATTGATAAATTATTAAAAGAAATTAATGGCGTATCTGCTGCTGCCGAGAAATATTCTAAGAAATATAATATTCCAAAAACGAAAAATAAAAATATTTCAACTGTTGCTAATGATCACGCTCTAAAATTTTATGCCAGAGCTTCTAAAACAATGGAAGATATGGCTAAACAATCCATGAGAATTTCCGCTTTAACTGCTAAAAAATCTTTAGAGCTTGCAACAGTTACATCGAAGAAAGCTATGGATTTAACGAAAGAAAATTTAAAAAATTTAACATATGAACTTAGTAAAGATTTTGCGGTTGATACAAAAAATGTTTTAGCACAAGCTTTGGCTAGATCTTCACCTATTTTTGGTTATGCTATCACGAGAGCATTAAATACAGAGATGGTCAAAAGGTTAGCATCTCAAGGATGGGAAGGAACAAAAAATATAGGAAAGAAAGTTGGTAGTTTAATAAAAGATCAATTTGGTGAAACAAAAGAAAAAATATCCACTGCCCATCAAAAAGCAATTGAAAAGAAAAAAGATAAAGAGCTAATTAAAAAAGTTGAAGGTATAGTACCTAAACTAGCTATTGGTGGTTATTTAAAGAAAGATGCTTTGATTAAAGCACATAAAGGTGAAGTTGTTGCACCAGTTGAAAAAATTATCGAACCATTAGAAAGAATTGCAAAAGATATTCACCGTTTAGTAAAAGATTTTAAATCATACATGGCAGTTAACCAAGCAACTATAGCTAAATCTGTTGCTGGTGAAGCTATTGGTATTGGAGACTTACCACCAGATACACCATCATCAATTAAAAAAGCCTTAACAGTTAATAAAATTAAAGGTGGATTTTCCAAATTCATGGACACCTTTATTAGACGTCAATTAACAGATACACAAACTTTTGTTAAATCTGCACTTCATGAGCAAAAATCTGGATTAGTTAAATCTTTTATATCTGCTTATCGTGAAGTTAATAATGACTACGAAGCTCCTTATCAAGAGAGAATGTTACGTGCCACTTTGGAAATTAAAGGCGCACTAACAAGTCAAAGAAATCAATGGAAATTAATTCATGAGTCAATGATTGCTCAAAGTAGAGCATATAGATATATGACAATATCTTATAGAATGATTAAAAAGTCACTCTTTGCTCCTTTAAGAATTGCATATAGATTTTTTAAGAAAAAAGGTGGATACGCTGCTAGACTGCCAAAAAATGCTCCAGCCCAAGAAATGACTGCATCTATTTTAGGAAGCATTTATGTTGATTCAATGGTAAAATATGATGCTATGATTGAAAATCAACTTGAAATGATCAAGTTATTAGGGGGAAGTCGTTTTACTTCTGGAGGTATGGCCCCACCAGCAAAATCACGAGCTCAAAAATTTGTTGATATTGGAACTAATTTATTCAATTTAATTCCTGGTGTTCATTTAACAAAAGGAAAACTGGAACAAAGTATTTTAGAACATGGGGTTTTAAGAGGATCAATTGCTAGGTATAAAGAATGGAAAAATCAAAAAGCGGAAGAAAAAGAATACATAATGCATGGGCCTCAAAAAAGAAAATTAACTTTATTAGAATGTTGTATTGATCAATTAGATGTTTTAAGAAAGATAAGAGATTTATTAGCTTTTAATATTCCTCCTACTCTTCGAAAAAAGTTTTTAACTAAAGGTGAGAAATATGAATCTGATATTGAAAAAGAGCGTAAGTTATCTCCAAAACAACGAGCTAGATTATTAGCAGAACATAAATTAAAACAAAAATATAGAATAGGTGAAAAATCAAAAGAACTAGAAGATAGAATTGATGATTTATTATATAGTCGTATAATAGGTAGTGAATTACCAAGAAAAGAATATATAAAGAAAAGAATCAAAACTACATCTAAAGATTTAAATAAAGAGCTCTTAAGATCCGGTGTAGAAAAATGGAAAACAAGAGGCGAACTAGGTGTAACAGCTGCAACAGTTTTAGAAAGAAAAGTAAAAAAGAAAGGTTATGTAGTTGGAAATTTTATGGATTCATTTAAAGAAAAAATGAATGTAAAAAATATGAATTCTCCAATTGAAATATTTAAATCTATGCGAGAAAAATTAAGTGGTATTTTAAACGAAGAGAAAAAACAAGGCAAAAAATCTGGAAAGATTTGGGGATGGATTAAAAAAGCAGGAGGGTTTCTTTTTGGAGTACTTGGAAAAATAAAGAACTTTTTATTGGGTGGAATAGGTGGTTTATTAGGAGGAGGTACTGGAGGACTATCACTTTTATTAAAACCATTGTTAGGTGCAGCTGTTCCATTAATCTTGACATATGCCGGTGCAAAAATATTTAAATATTTTTGGGAAAAAAAGAAAGATAAAGAACTAAAAGATGCTAGTAAAAAAGATTATAGTAGAAAAGAAGAAATGACTGCAAAAATTATGGGATTGGATAAAACAGCCCATAGTAAAATGTCTGCTTTGATAAATACAAAAGGTCTTGGTGAGACAGCAAAATTTGCCCATTTTTCAACTGGTTGGTTTTCAAAATGGTCTGCTGATCCTATGATTGCTGAAAAAATTAAATACGGCAGACAGAAGGTATTTTTATCATCACAAAGTACATATGATCAATATTCTCAAGAAGAATTATTAAGAGTATATAATAAATTTAATGATCCAACTATGACAAATCATCCAGTTATAGGCAATAATGAAGATCCAGAAAAGTATGGAAAAAGATATGAAAATGAATTTCTTAAATTTCTAAAAATTCATGGTCAAAAAGGAAAAGTATCATCTATACAAAAAACTGCTGAGAATGTTAAAACTTCTATTGTTGATATAACTAAAAAAGGAATAGGGAAAGCCAAAACTGCTTATAAATCAGCAAAAGAAAAAGGTAAACAAGCATTAAACTTTTTACAAGATCAAAAAGATTATTATCAAAATCAATTAGAAGTATTACAAATAAAAGCAGAATATTGGTGGACCAAACATAAAGATCAATTACTTGATCTTCAATGGCAAATAAAAAACAAAGCTGAAGTCATTGCAATTAAAGGTGAACAATTTTATAAAGATCAGAAAAAAAGTGTTGGAGAGTTATATGATTATATAAAAAATAAATTAGAAGTCTATGAAATTTTAGGTGAATATAAATATACAAAAGCCAAAGAAGCATTTATGAAAACTTATAATGAACAAAAAGATATTTTAACTAATACTTTCGAAGTTTGGTCAATCAAAGGTGAACAGTTCTATAAAGACCAAAAAAAGAACTTAATGGATACATTAGATTATGCGAAACATATGGCTGAAGTATATCAAATAAAAGCTGAATATAAATTTACTAAAGCCAAACAATCTTTCATGGAATTTTATACTGAGAAAAAAGATATTTTTACTAATGCTGTAGAAGTATGGAAAATCAAAGGTGAACAATTTTATAAAGACCAGAAAAAAGATTTTTTCGAAACATTAGATTATGTTAAAAACATGGCAGAAGTATATCAAATAAAAGCTGAATATAAATTTACTAAAGCCAAACAATCTTTCATGGAATTTTATACTGAAAAGAAAGATCTTTTCACTAATACTATGGAAGTTTGGTCAATCAAAGGTGAACAATTTTATAAAGATCAAAAGAAAAACTTTGCTGAAACTTGGGACTATGTTAAACATATGGCCGAAGTTTATGAAATAAAAGGTGAGCATTTATTAAAGAAAAGTAGAGATTCATTTATAAATTATTATAAAGATCAAAAAGATGTGTTTACTAATGCTGTTGAAGTATGGAAAATCAAAGGTGAACAATTTTATAAAAATCAAAGAAGTAACCTTGAAGATACACTTGACTTTTTAACATTACAATCTGAGATATTTGAAATACATGGGGAACAATACTTAAGACAAAATTATGCAAAAGTTAAAGACTTACAAACAAAAATAAGAAATAAATTAATTGAATATCAATCTAAAGCAACAGCTACAGAAATTCCAAATGAAGGAGGAAATAGTCAAACTGTTGTTAAAATAGATACAGATAAATTAATTATAGCCACTAAAATGACCGCAAAAGAATTGGCAAGTACAACAGGCAAAGCAGTAAATGATTTGGTTGAATCTGGACAAAAAAATATTAACAATTTAACACATAGTGTTGTTAACTCTATTAGTAATATTACAACAAATAATCAAACTAACAATAATATTCAAGGAAATCAATCTGAAATAGATCCAGCTGTTCATCAGTTAATAACAGGAGATTTAACATAAATGGCAACTATTCAATTACAGTCTACTATTGGTTTACCACCTGGCGGTGGAACAGTTCTTGATTTACCAATGAAATATAGCATGCCTGTTGCAAGTATAGTGCCAGGCGAACCACAATTGCAGCAGAGTGGAGCTGTTTTTAAAATAATACCTAAATTTTCTAAGTATAAAGAATTGTTAGAAGAATATGGTTATAGTTTTCCAAGCGGAATAAATCGATTAAATATAGCATTTATTGCTGATAATTTTCCAACAGATACTTTTTCAAATGAATATGGGCCATCTTTTTTAGAAAATATGATGAATATTGGACCAGCGGGATTAGGCCAATTAGCACAAATGGCCGGATCTAAAAGTGCAACTGAAATGATTTCGAAATTTAGTAAATTTGCTAAAGACAATGTAGATAATCCATATGCTAAAAATGCTTTTTCAATGGTGGGTGGTGGAGCAGAATCTATTGGAAATATTTTTAACAAAATGAAAAAAGAAGGAGGGATGCTTGGAACAGTTGGAAGTGCTGTAAATGCATCATTAGCTGGAGCTAGACTTGATTTTCCTCAAGTATGGAAGGGTAGTGGATTTTCTCCATCTTATACAATGACTATTAGATTATATAATCCAAAACCTGCTGATGAAGAATGTACAAAAAAATATATTATTGGTCCATTAGCTGCTTTATTATTATTAGGATTGCCTCGAGCAAGTAACGAGTCTAATTATGCTTATAACTGGCCGTTTTTTAATACATTAAGATGTCCAGGTATATATTTTCTTAATCCTTGTTGTATTACTTCTATAAATGTTATCAAGGGTGGTGACCAACAATCAATTGCTTGGAATCAAAGATTAGCAATTGTGGATGTCAGATTAGAGTTCACAAGTTTATTTAATACTTTAATAAGTGGAGCTAAAGGTACTAAAGATAGACCTACATTAGAAAGTTATCTTGAAGCAATGGCTAAAGAAAAGAATATTCATGAAAGAAAATTACCAAGGGATAATATTGAAAATATAAAAGTGACTAACATAATAAGTTCAAATGAAAATGTTGATAAAACAATTAAATCTGCAACTGGTAAAATAGCAAAAGAAGCTACTGATCAATTAAAAAGAACTAGTATACAACAAGATTTAGCAATGGGAGAATTAACAAAAACGACAAATCAAACAAAATCATTAAAAAGTTTTGCTAGTGCTATTGTTAAGCAAGCAAAAGATGCAACATTACATCCCATTAATACAATGAATAGTGCGGTTAATTTAGTGAGAGATTATAAAAATAAATATGAAGCAACATTAAATTTGGCAGGAAATATTAAAAGTTTTGACAAAAATAATTTATTATCTTCTCTGTCACAATTATCATATAGTTTAGATAGATTTGATAATGAAGTTGCCACTGATTTGAAGAAAATTCGTGTTAAGGATGTTCATGCTAAAGCACAAAGTTTAAAAAATAAAACAGATAATATTACTCCAAAAACTATAAGTGTTTAGCATATATTTTTTCTTAAAATCAAAATAAGATAAAAAGTTAAAAATGATAAATAAACAAATTTTGTTTGGTCTGAATAATTCTTATATGCTTTTTCCATTTTTGCATCTTTGAAAAGACTTATTAATAATTCTATCATTTGTTGTTTAAAATAAATTTGTTTATTTGATTTTTTTATGGATAGAAGCTTTTTTATTATTTTAAATAAATCTTTCGGGTTACATATTGTTGATGTATGTTTTATATCTTTGAGAAATAGATTATAAATTAAAATCAATAAATCCGTATATTTAGGATTCATCATTTTAACAATTAAAAGTTTTCCAATCTTCCTATCAGCTTTAGTTGCATTGTAAGCTAAGTCATAAGCACTATGATTAAAAATTCTATAAACAGTAATATTTTTCACCATATCATCAACAAATTTTGATGTTCCTGTTTTATCTTCCACCTGATCATTATATTCTTCACTTTGAGATATTTTTAATCCATGTTCAGCATTATAATGATATGAATTAGCAAAACTTCTAAAACTCTGATTTATTCTTCCTCGACTCTCTCTTATGAATTTTGAAATTCCTTTTGGATCTTTATAATAATCACGAATAGAAGGGGTCCATCTTTTCTTTAGCTCATTTGAAAAATATAACAAAGCAGACCCAATAGTTTCTTTAGTATAAAATATATGCGTCTTTGTTAAATTATCTAAAGTATATCTGAAAACATCAGGATCACAATATTTAGGAAGGAACTTATAAAAGACACCACTATATTGTCTGACCACATGAAATCTCATAGTAGAATCAAAACCGTAAGTATCTCTTTTTTGTAAAAATAAATATAAGTAAAAAATTAACAAATTGGTATAAATATCTGTTTCTAAAATTCCAACTTCATTTCCTTTCCAATAATTTTTAACAGCAATTTTTAGTTCTTTTTCTGTTATATTTGTTAGAGATAATAATTGATAAAAATGTTTTTTAAGTTGTGGAACATAACATGGTTGAGAAATCTGACTTAATTCATTAGCAGATACTTTCCCTAATAATCTTTTAATTTCACGTAAATTAATATGATCATTAATTAATTCTTTCATTTACATCTCACCAGACAAAATAGTTACATCAATATCATCTTTAGTAAAATAAACATATTCTGGACTATATAATAATAATTGTTCTTCTGTAAAATTATCTATATCAAAATTAAAATATATACTTGATTCAGGTTTAATCAAACGACAATGTCCCACTCCCTCAACTAATTGCACTTCCTTAATTATTTCAGATCTAAATAAAGTAACATTAGCTCCGAATCTATCTTTAAATTTTTCATATAATGTATTTTTAATCGCATCAATTAATTGTGTTAATGAACCACCATAATCAGCTGATTTGATAACATGTAATTTTATTTTTAAAGGAATAGTAAATTCAGCAGGAATCCAGCCACTTTCAGTATAAATAAAATTTTTCCCTTGTGACTCAATATAAACTGTATCATCCATAACAGGAATAGTAAATGACCATGTAACGTTTGTTGCATCAATACATGTTGCTATTTGATCTTTTTTTCCTTCCCATTCGTGTCTTTCATCTCCGCTAACAATATATCTATCTCCTTCGGAAACAACTATTGGAATAGCTGACATATCATAATCTAATACAGGTAATCGTGTAGTTTTATTATATAGCATATTTTTCATTTTGCCAATAGTATTAGTAAATTTCAAATTAGCAAAATCCGTAAGCATCTTATAGGATGTAAAATCAAGAGTATCTAACATTTTTTGCATTATTTGTAATTCAAACGTATACTGATCAATATTGTCATAATACTCTTTTTGAACTACAGGAATATCATAAATTGTAATACTTGTTGAATCAAGTGTTGTATTTGACATCATCATATCATCAAGATTCTTCCTAAAAGTTAATTCGGTAGAATATTGAGATATCAAACCTAAATCAGTATGTGAAAAAGTAAAATAATATTTATTATTATTTTCTGGAAGAAGTGTATATGGATCAATTGTTATTTTGAAAACTTTGTTTGATTCTTCATGAACCATATTATATGTTACACCTGATATTGCTATCTCCATAGTACAAGATAATTTATTGAGGTCTGTTTCCAATGAAGAATAATAAATTTCTATCTTAGCGGCACTTCCATCTCTATATATTTTTACTCTATCGGAAAATAATCCATAATCTTCATTGTAACCAGCTTCTGGAATAGGAACTTGTTCTATACCATGAATAATATAATGATAGTAAGTACTCTTATTTAAAGTATCAACATTCATATCAAATAGTGTAATAAAATCTTCACCATCAATATTGATAATTGTATTTCTTGGAATATAAGTAGTGCTATCAACTATTGTCAACGAAGCATTTCTTGCTGGTACAATTTCATTTTGAAAATTAAAAGTAGAAAAGATTTGAATCTCATTATTTTTAACATCCGAACGTTTAAGAACTGGAAGTGAATTAGCGGCCACAGGTGAACCATATGCCACCACATTTAGGTTCTTATAGTCGTTTTCCGAAACAAGGCGATGAAGGGTTGTTAAACTATCTATCGAGTTACTACGGGTCGATTCAATAGGTTCTTCGTCTTCTCCATAGAAAGCTGGAGAAGGATTACTAACGTTGTACTTAACAATTTCAATTTCACCACTATTTTTGGTAATATAAATTTTTTCTCCGGAATTTATTGTACCACTAATAATATTACCAGAACTACCTCTCGTTTCATGACTTTCGATAATCACTTTTGATCCCGGAGTTGGTTGAACTCCCATTATCCCATTTCCAAAATATATTCTATAACCAGATGATGTTTTTCTTGCAACATAACCCTTGTCATCCGAAGACATTAAATAAACAGAATCAAATTTAGTATAAACATCATAAACATCATCTGGGTTTCCAGGTTCTACTATTTTTACAACCATTTCAGATACTTGATGTTCAAAAGATACATCAATATAAATAAACTGATATTCAGGAGTATCTTCTGGAATTTGAAATTCTTGTGATTCGAGTTGATATTGTTTTACAGGTAAAAGAAAACTAAATGTATTAGCATCAGTATCTATATATACTGGAATATCTCTTGTTCTTTGATTTTCAGTTATTTGAATTCTAACTGTTGAATTATTAGTTATTATTACTTTTGTTTTATAATCAGTTATAAAATTTATTCCATCTCCAGTTTTAAAACAGAAACCGTTCGGCAAAGTGAATTCTACATTTGGATCTTCAAAAGTAAAAGGAAAAGTCAACATTACATCTGTTAAAGCATATTTAGCTAATGATGGAGAATATCCTAAAAAAGCAGCAAGATTAAGAATAGATTCAGGTAATTGAGCTTTGGTTAGAAAAAATTCTTTATAAATTGATGTTTGATAAAACATTAAATTTGAAGTCAATGTTGATATGACATTAACCATAAAACTTAAAAAGGAAGATTTGGTTAGATCAATATTTTCCAGTTCTAAATAATCTTCCATATATGCAATGATTTGATTTCATAATCAAAAAAGGTATAAATATCAATTACTTGTTGATCAACTTCGGTCATAGTTCGACTTTGCTCTGTCTCAATTTTTAACTTCCAAAATCGTCTATCTGTATTTGGTCCTATTTCAACACCAGTAACAGAAAATAATGGAAAGTTATTTGGAGTTTGTTGTAAATAACGTTGATCAAATTTTACTAAATCATTTGGATATGGGGTAAAACCATACTCGGAAGGAATGACAATAGAGGTTTCATTCATTTTTATTTGACCATTTTCTACTGATGCATCAAACTGAGTATTAACTTCTTCAATAAAAAAGATTGGTAGCAATAAAATTTTATCCCACTTTACTCCAGTTAAATCTCCAATCTTTTCATAATATCCACCAAACAAATCTGTGTCATCCCAAACTGTTTCATCTTTATTTAAATGATAATAAGTTACTAAATATGCAATTGCATCTTTAGCGTAATACTCATAAACTAAATATTGATATTCTTCAATGTAGTCATAGAGTCTTGTCCACAGTTGAGATCTCATTATACACTATCCATATCTGTTAAGTTAATACTTAAATCTCTCTTTTCATCTTTATATTTTACATGAATATTAACATTAAAACCTTTTCTATTGGAAAAGAAAGTCACATCAACTCCAGTAATTTTAGCTCTATCATCAAAAGTCATTAAACGATCATTTATTTCTGCTTCAATACGTTCCATTGTTTCTTCATCTGCAGGTTCCCATACTAATTGATATAGAATACTTCCATATGAAGGATCATGATCATAACTACCAAGTGGAGTTAGTAAAATATTTCTCCAAGAATTTATAATAACATCTAGTTCTTTAATTTTTTTAAAATCTCCATCCGAAGAAATAGTAGGCATAACATCTTGAATTTTACCATCCGACCCCATTACATTATCTTTAAAAAACTTTAATGCATCTGTCATTTAAGATGTCCTCTCCTCCATTAATTTACGTTTTTCTTCTTCTAGATTATGTTTCCAATTTAAATAGTCATTTAATCTTTGAACAGGCATATTAACAACCTCTTCGTAAGATTGTTTACTCCATTCCATACAAGTATATATATTTTCTTTTAATATTTTAAGATATTGATTTATATTATCATCATTCGAATAATGAGCGAAAGAAGTTATCGACAAGATCTATGTCGACTACCTCCTGTTCTCCACAATGTGGGCAATAAACTCTCATCTTTAATGAACATCCATATTTACCAAAGTTTTCTTGATATTCTTTTAGAAGTTTCCTTTTATCTTTAGCAGGTAATGATCCAAATGCTTCAATGATATCTTTACGATCATCATAAATAGTTGGTTCTACTTGTTCTTCTACATCTTCTTCAAATCTCTTAATAAATAAAGTTTCAGACACAATCTCAGATGAGAATTCAGCACTACCTGAAAAATTACGAAGAATATCAACTTCGTTAGCCAATGTAGCTTGTCTAATAATAGCAGTAACATTATTAGTAATAGGTAATTTAACTGAAACTTCTTCTTCTAAAATATTTGTACCTTCATATGGAACCATACTAAATGTATCACTCGCTTTGACAGTTACTGGCTGTGATTTTCCACATGCGCTACAAGTAACATCATAATTACGAATTTCTTCATAAGTAATATGATATAATCCATAAAGAAGTGCATCTCTATCTTTTATTGTAATTTTTTCTAAGAATGTTTTATAATCTGGAATTGATTCTGGTTTTTGAACAATTGCATCATAAATACACTTATTCAAATGATCAATGATTTTTTGGGGAGTGACAAAACTTCCTTTTAAGCGCTCTTCTTCTTGAACTGTTAAAGTTCTGAGGGTAAAAGATAGATTTGTTTGTGGGGTAACTACTTCATACTCTGGGAATTTTTGTTTGAATCCTGTAAACATAGTGTATCTCCTTTAATGATTTTTCAGTTAACTATATTTGTTTTTTATTCAATGAAATCCAGAATTTTGGATTTCTAAATAATCATTATAACTTAATTTTTTTATCACTTACAAAAATTTGATCTTTTAGATCTGGATTTTCATTTAACCATTTTTTAATTTGTTCTATTTTATCTTTACCCTTATAATCTTGATTAGTTTTTTTGAAATGATCATAAGTACAGATACCTATAGTAACAATTATGCAACTACTCCAACAAATTATTAATGGAATAGCAAACATTTGTAAAGTAGGAATAAAAACAGCTGGAACTGCCATAATACCTATAATTTTTCCAATTATAAATATTACGATTCCTATCTTAGTTAACGGCGTTATAGATTCAAGTATGTTTTTATAGTCGATATCACCTCGTACTTGATTATCAACTAAAAACCCTCTAACAGGAGTCATACCTTTCATGGTAATGCTCCTTTCATTTAAAGTTAAAATAACTCCATTACTTCTAAAGTAATTTCATAGTTATTTTATATAATATCTTTAAGATACTTTAGCTTGTAATTTAGCAATCTTAGCCTGAATGGTACCCTGACATTTCTGTGGGTTAGATGAGTTTTTACAGGCAGCCATAGCTTTCTTCAGATCAGCAATCTGTGCTTTAATGGCAGTAACTTTATATTTTTCCATACAAGCAGTCTTTTCTGCACCACTATACTGACTACAAGCACGAGCGGCTTTAGAAAAGAAACGTTTGTATGTTTTATAACCACCATATAACAAACCAGCAGCTACAACAGTTGCGCCGAGTGCTTTACCAGTTTTACTCTGAGCAAAAGTTCTAAGGGCATCAATAGCTGATTGCCATTTAGATTTGTTCTGCTGTAAATTAATTCCGCCACCTTCACCAGCAGCAACCCCAACATTTTTATCACTAACTGTTTCTTCACGAGCTTTGAGTTCTTCCTTAGCACCGGCAACTCTATTCTTGGCAGCAGCTAGTCTTGCTTGACCACGAGCAGTATGCAGTGCATCAGCAGCGATTTTTTGTCTTTGTTCCCAATCTTTAGCTCTGGCTCTTTCGATAGCTCTACTTCTTTCAGACTCAGCTAACAATGATGGCATCAAACCAATCTGAGTTAAATGTTCCATTATTAATTGAGATGAACTCAAACCATACTCACTTAATGGAACCAATGATTCAACCAGATTATCAATCTGATCTTCAGTCATAGTTTCTAACAAAGTATGATACCCTTCAAAAAGAATACCTTTGATTTCATCAACTAATGCTGATTCCATTACTGAATTATATTTTTCTCCTGGAAATTTACCAGTAACAGAAAAATGCATAATCTCATAATCAGTACTTTCGTTGATGACAAAATTTTGTAGATCTTTTACCTCATACTCGTTTAACCCTTCCATACCTTCAATTGAAAGAGCAATGGCTTCACGTAGACATGTAAAAAAAGTAATTGATTCTAATTGTTTACTCATTGTTTTTTCTCCTATTTTAATTTTTTTAAATTAAGCAGTCATTTTAGACTGCAGTTTAGCAATTTTAGCCTGAATAGTTGATCGACACTTCTGTGGATTAGAAGAATTTTTACAAGCACCGATTGCTTTTCTTAAATCAGCTATTTGAGCTTTTGTTGCAGTTACTTTATATTTTTCCATACAAGCAGTCTTTTCTGCACCACTATACTGACTACAAGCACGAGCGGCTTTAGAAAAGAAACGTTTGTATGTTTTATAAGCACCATATAATAAGCCGGCAGCAATAACTGTTGCCCCAATTGTCTTTCCTGTTTTACTTTTAGCAAAAGATCTAACAGCATCAATAGCTGATTGCCATTTAGATTTTTCTGCGGCTGGAGGGTTGGAAGCTATTTCATCACCAACATCTCCCATATCAGATCTATTTTTTGTTTTTGGTTGAGGAGTTCCAAAAGCTTCTTTCCCAACTGTCTTTTGCCAATTAGAATTTTTAACGCCTTCAACTCCACTTTTAACTGCTTTTTCTGTAGCAGCAACACCTTGGTTAACACCACGATTTATTCTACCGACAGCTCTATTACCAGCAGCTTCAACCTCTTTTGCAGTTGTTCCTTTAAAAGCTTCTTTTCCAAATGTCTTTTGCCAATTAGAATTTTTAACGCCTTCAACTCCACTTTTAACTGCTTTTTCTGTAGCAGCAACACCTCGGTTAACACCACGATTTATTCTACCGACAGCTCTTTCCCCAGCTTTCTGAAGTTCTTCACTTGAAGCTCCTTTAAAAGCTTTCCTTCCAAATGATTGCTTCCAATTAAATCTATCTTCAGTTAAATAAGAAGATAATCCAGTGTTGATCGTATGCTCAATAATAATCTGAGATGAGCTCAAGCCATATTCGCTTAAAGGAACTAATCCTTCAATTAAATTATCAATCTGATCTTCAGTCATAGTTTCTAACAAAGTATGATACCCTTCAAAAAGAATACCTTTGATTTCATCAACAAGAACAGATTCTACAACAGAATTATATTTTTCTTCTGGAAATTTACCAGTAACAGAAAAATGCATAATCTCATAATCAGTACTTTCATTTAAAATCAGACTAATCAAGCCTTCTTTTTCACTTTCATTTAATCCTTCTTGTGAATCAATAGAAAGGGCAATCGCCTCTCTCAAACAAGAAAAAAATGAAATAGAATTTATTTTTTGTTGGTCCATAATACATATCTCCCTTACTTTTTATTATTGTATTTCTACAAGTTTATTTTGTAATTGTTTTATTTTATTTTGTATTATCATTTTACACTTTACAGGATTTGATGTTTTATTACAAATATTCATAGAAGATTTCAAATCAGATATTTCTGCTCTAATTGCATTAGCTCTATAATTTCTGATACATTGTTGTTTTTGATCTCCATGATAATCTCTACACGCTCTTCCTTCTTTTGTCATATAATTTTTATATGTTTTTGTTGCCCCATAAAATAAAGCGGCTGCTAAAGCTGCATAACCAAGATTAGCGGCACCAACTTTTGAGGCTAAAAATCTCCCAGCTGTAACTGCTGATGTTCCAGCTTTTTTCGCATAATCATATATAGCAGCCATTGGTCTTGAAGAAACTAACTTGCTTCCACCTTTAATAATAGATTTACCAAATCCATACAACATTTGTGCTGACATAGCAGCACTTGCATATCTCACAGTCTTATTCATTATTTTTTCTAATTCTTGAGTTGATGTATTTTTATTCACTCGTTTAACAATTTTTTCTGTTTTGAGGTCAACTAATATTTTATCACCAGTTTTTGGATCTGTTCTCCAAGCATATGCTGGACGTTGCTGGGCTTGTTGTTGATTAGCAACTTGTTCTAATAATAATTTATTTTCTTTTAATTCATTAAGAAATTTTTCAGAAGAAGAGAGATTATATTTTCCTAAAGGAATTAATGAATCTAATAAAATATTAGTATTATTACTACCAATACTTTCATCTAAAAAGTCACAATTATTTATTAAAAAAATTTTTAAATTTTCTATTAAAAAATGTTCACCTAATGAACTATATTGAGCTTTTGGCATTTTACCAAATTTAGTCAAAAATAATATTTGATAATCAGTATACTCATTTAAAAATTTATTTTTTAATTCATTTATTTTGTTAATATCATTCACATTTTCTGAAAAAATATTAAATAATATTTCCCTCAAAAAGTGTAAATATTGTAATGTTTGTATTTTTTTTCTTTTAACCATTTCATTTATTTTCTATGTCAAATTTCTTGTTTGAATGCCCGCCTTATCCCCTGACAATCTATCTGATAATGATTGACATTTAGTTTTAACCCAATCTTCATGCCAAATATAATCAAGACTAAATTCAATTTCGACATCAAGGCGACCAACAGTTTCAACATCTGAACTAAATAAATCTTGTGGATCTTTAGTTGGGAAAACACCATCATAACAAGCATAATATTCAACTGTCTTTCCATCGGGGGCTGTGGTCCAATAATATAATAAACAAGCATATGTTTTCTTGCTATAACCAGCACCATCATTACCATCAATTATATCAGTAACACCAGACCGATAATCTCTTATCATTTTAATCCAATTATGAAAAATATTAGTAATTGGTAATGTATTGAATTCTAAAAATTTAACTGAAACAGTATTTCCATAATCAATATTGCCAGGTACTGACCATTTAGTTCCGCCTAACCCAGTAAACTCAATTTTATTTAAAGTTCCACCTGGAGGTGTAACTGACAAACAACTTGCGGAAAGTAAACTTTCCATATCAGGTTTTTTCTCACCTGTATATTTTGCCAATAAATCAGGCAAACCAGTGAAGTAAATATGGTGATAACCAGTTACATATGGATCTGCAACCCCAATTTGTGTTCCACCAAAATTACGACTAAATCTATTTTTATTTACGTTTGAAAATGAACTTTTCATTCTTTTAACCCTCCGTTTAAATCTCTATTTTAAATTGTCAACCATCTTAAGTATTTGGTTCCAATTATTTTCAAATCTAATGGCTTTATCATCGATATAAGCAACAGCGCCAATTTTATCCGCTGTTATATCATCAAAATATATATCATTTGATCTAAGCCAATTCTTGACATTGGATCTTCTTCTCCTTCTTCAATAGGTTCATCTTTAAAAATAGATATCTTTTTTCCAGTTAATGTATTATGAGCATGCATAACATCCGGACTATGTCTATTTTCATCAGACGTTTCGTATGTATCTATAGCAAAAATCGACTCTAATTTAGACTTTATATTTTTACTCATGAAAGAGTTATCCTTTTTTTTATTTTGTTCTAAAAAAATTAAGCACTAAGTATTTTTTTCACTCGTTCTTTATCTTCATTATTATATTCAATAGGAGCAAGAATAGAATAATTCATATCTTCATCTTTTTCTAAACCTAATAATAATATATTATCAAAAAAATATTTTTCCAAAATACATGGAGAATTATATTTTGATGGATGAATCATACGTCTACAATGTTTTTTAATTATTTCTTTATCATCTGGAACCCCTAATTT